CCACATAAATGATTTAGGGCGTAAAATAGATAACTCTAGATTTAATTTAGATCAACTTGCTGTAGGTCGTGATGCTTTTGTTATGCGATTGTCTGCATCACTAGAAATAGACGCATCTACTGAAGATGTAGCGGCTAAATGATATTACTTTATAACTAAAATATTTTTTAAAGACTACGGGTTTAATAAATGTTATAAGTAAAAATACCATATGGTAAACAGGAGTGTAGTTTATGTCATTTTTTCCAATAGGTGCATCACCGATAGCTGATGATATACTTGTTGTTGAAATATTCAATGCTCAAGCTATAACTACTGGTGTTCCTGTTGTAAATGCGGCTGTTCAAGTTACAAATACTGTAGCTGTCGCTGATGATATAAATACATCACAGCCTACATTAAGCACAGCAGATATTGCTCAAAATAATATATTCTTAGCAAATATAATTATAACAAGTACACCGATTATCTCTACTGCAACAATGTCTGAAAAAGAAACATTTGCATCTAGTGATATTACACTTGGTACACCAATACTTAATACAAGCATAATTGAACAAACACATTTTGTTGATGCAGATAATATAATTACATTGCCTTGTAATTTAAATAATTCACAAATCAATCAAACACAAATTTTACTTTCTAATTCTATAAATACAGATAGCCCAATTGTAGATTTAGTTGTTTCAGTAATAAATTATAATTTCACAACTGCGGATATTACAGCAAATCCATTCATATTAGATACAGCGTTACAATCAGTATCATTATATGCGCCTGATTTAATCACTGGAATACCAACAATACCTATATTAATATTTGATATTGGACTTCCAAGGGTAGTAAATGTGAGCCAAAATTCAAGAGGTATTGTTGCCTTAAATGATAGTAGAAATACAATTTTGACCGCAAATAGCAAAAATACATCTTTAACCACAAACAGTAGAAATGAGGCCGCGTAATGCCTTTTACAATAAAAAGAAATGATACAAGTCCAATATTGCAAACAGTATTATCTGATGCGAATGGTGTTGCTATAGATTTAACTGCTACAACAGTAAAATTTTATATGAAAAAATATAAATCAAGCACTGCAAAAATAAATGCAGGGGCTACAATTGTTGATGAAGATGCTGGAATAGTACGTTATCAATGGCAAACTGGAGACACAGACACTGCTGGGTCTTATCAAGCAGAATTTCAAATCACTTATGATGATGGCGCGGTTGAAACATTCCCAAACGCTGATTTCATACAAGTTGATATTATTAATGATTTAGCGTGAGGTTAATATGGCGGGTTTAAAAATAATAGCACAACCATCAATAGAACCTATTTCTGTTGTAGAAGCTAGAGAGCATTTACGGCTTGATGATGATGTAGATAAATCACAAATCATGTCTTATATAGTAGCAACTCGAGAATGGGCTGAAAACTACACTGGAAGGCATTTCATAAGCAGAACTATGCAAATGTTCTTAGATGGGGCTACACAGGTAGATAACCCCCTTTGGGAAGGCATGAGAACAGGAATTGATGTTATTGATTATAATAACTACATTGAATTCCCTGTAAGCCCTGTTCAATCGGTAAGCTCTATTAAATATTATAACGATAGTGATGTTGTAGCTGTTTGGAATACTACAAATTATTATGTTGATATTGTTTCACAGCCAGCAAAAATTGTTTTAAGAACTGGCGGCACATATCCAACTGATTTAAGGCCAGCAAACGGCTTAGAAATTAATTTTACTAGCGGATATGGTAGCAATATTACTGATGTTCCAGAAGCAATTAGAGTAGCAATGTTGCAATATCTAACATTTATGTATGAGCATAGGGGCGATTATGATAAAGATGTTAAAGAACCAACCATAATTCAATCATTATTAAACCCATATCGCATTCTAAGCTTTAACTCAAATGCGTATGACAAGATGTTTAAGTCGGGGATTAGCTAATGGGTGTAGGTAGTATGCGTCAGAAAATACAATTGCAGTCTAAAACTGTTGCTCAAGATGGCGGCGGTTCTGGGGCAATTACTGCTTGGACAACATTTGCTACTGTATATGGCACGATTACTACAAAATCTGGCAATCAAAGGCTGTTTGGAGATCAAATAGAACAACCTATGACTCATGTAATTAAGATTAGATTTAGAAGAAATTTAAACTTTTCTGATAGATTAATGTATAAATTTGTAAATTTAGGTGATGAAGTAACAAGAATATTTAATATTCAAAGCGTAGTTAATGTAGATAATAAAGATAAATACCTTGAAATCACCTGTATAGAGGGCATTGCAACATGAGCATTACCCTTAAAGTAACTAAAAGAAATAAAAAATACAGGTCTGTTAATAATCAATATGATAAATTAACTCAGCAAATTATATCAATGGCTGGGCAGATGGTTAGAAATACAGCGGTAAAATCTATACAATCTTCAAGCGGAGGTGGTAGAACTTATGGAAATCATACCGCTTCAGCAGAAGGCCAGCCACCAAATACTGATACAGGATTTTTAGCAAGCAATATATTTGCAATTTATGACGCTGATAAATTAGGTTGTGATGTAGAAAGCAGGGCAGATTATTCTGAATATTTAGAATTCGGCACAAAAGATATGAAAGAAAGGCCTTTCATGCAACCAGCTTTAGAAGAAAATAGACCTAAAATAAAATCTATGTATCGCAAATTGAAAGCAAGAGGTGCTTAATGTCTTTACATTCATGGCAATTACAAAAATCAATTTTTACAGCGTTAAATGGAAATGTAACAGGCGTAGGTAGTGCTAATATACCTATTTATGATGATGTTCCAGAGGGTTCTGTATATCCATATGTTGTCATTGGTGAAGAAACTACAAGCAATAATGGCACAAAAACATTAGACGGAGTTGAGCATACAATCACTTTGCACGTTTGGTCTCAATATAGAGGCAGACGAGAAATTAAAGAGATAATGCAATCGGTCTATGAAAAGCTTCACAATACTGCTATAACAGTAACAGGAGCCTCTTTGGTTAATATTAGACAGGAGTTTAGTAATACCTTAGCGGAACAAGACGGAATTACACGGCACGGAGTTATGAGGTTTCGCGCTGTATTGTTTGATAACTAAGGAGTATAAATCATGGCGGCTCAAAAAGGTTCAGCCCTACTACTAAAAATTGGTGCAGATGCTACGGCGGCACCAGCTTCAGATACATACACAACAGTTGGCGGTTTACGCTCAACTGGTATTAGTATGAATGATGAAGCAGTTGATGTAACAACTAAAGACAGCTCTGGGGTTCGTGAACTCTTAGCTAATGGTGGAATACAAACGTGTTCTGTCTCTGGTTCTGGTGTATTTACAGATGCGGCTTCAGAAACAACGCTTAAAAATGCTTTTGGCGGTGCAAACTTTGCAAACTTTGAAATTGTTATACCTGATTTTGGTACATACAAAGGCAAATTCATGGTTGCATCATTAGAATATACTGGCGAACACAATGGCGAAGCTACATATTCAGTAACACTTGAAAATAGTGGTGCGTTCGCCTTTACAGCCGCATAAAGGAGACTAAGCATGGCTTGGGAAACACTTACTGTTAATGTAGATGGTGAAAATTACGTTTGCCATGCTCAAGGCTCAACCTTCTCTATACCTTGCTCCTCAAGCCTTGAAGTTGGAAACACCTTCAAGGTGGGTGCGGTAGTTTGGGAAGTTACAGAAGCTATAGATGTAGCACAAAGAAACGAAATACTTTTAATAAACGCGAAAGAGGTCAAGAATGACAAATCCAAAAAAGGGCGAAATGAAGATAAGTCTGGGGGAAAAGACGTGGAACTCCAGAGTAACGATGGACGGACTAGCAAAAATTGAAGATGCTTGTGGAACAGGTATTTTAAAGGTTCTGCAAAAATTATCTGATGGCGACCTTACTACAAGTCAAATGTGCAATATTTTATTGCCAATTATTAGGGCTGGTGGAAATGATGTTAACATCAAAGACATACAAAATTCTGTCTGGGAAGCTGGTTTGGCTGATGCGATGAAGGCAGTTGGAGAAATTTTATC